CCGACGCCGCCGCAACGGCTGTCAGTGTCGTGCCCCAGGACGAAAACGTCACACCGCCCCAGAGCTTTATGAACGTCTTTCAGGTAGTATATCCTAAAGAACAGTTTGAAAGCCTTTACGATATGAAGTTCCGACCGGATATAAACGAGAGGATTCAGGCCGCTGTTGAAAATCGCCCATTTTTGACCGGTGGACAGCCGAATCCCCTTATCTTTGATGGTTATCCTGATTTCGAAGAGAAAATAGATAGATTAATCGACTTGATAAAATATTATAAAGAAGTTCAGGATGAAGGTTCCATTGTTTTATCTGAAGCGGGCCTTCCTTTAAATTTTCTTACATATGTTGACCCTCTAGAGGAATTAAAACAAGATATAAAATCTCATTTTGAAATCAACGGGACCAGCACCACAAAGAAAACTAAATTTAGTCTTGATGTTGCCGTACACTTTGGCAACGCCCAGTATATAATCGATGCCCCAGTTCTTATGACGGGCCGCTCGGAAGATATAATTAAAAAAATTAGAAAAGAGCTTAAAAAGAAGGAAAGTGATCCTTCAATCGACAACGTGGCCACCCTTACTCGGCTATATTCTGAAGCAAGAAAAGAGTTTTCACAAAACTGTCTTTTAAAAGGATGGCTCCTCTCAGCCGAAGCGGGTGGCCGCTCTCAAATATTTGAGATGGAACAGCAAGAAATGAAAACATTAGGACAAGCAGATAAAGCAGAAGGACCATATCGTATTTTTGCTGATGCCCTTTATAATAACTGGGTCGATCCGTATGTGGCTCAAGGCCCTCTTCAAGCTACGATCAAGTTCTTATCGGCAATGTTTGATAGTTTAAGTGCCGGCGCCGAAACTCAACTCCCCATTGGTGAATCATCGCAGGCACGATTCTATAATCCTAATCTTTATTTTCCAACCTCGGGTCCCGTCGACGATAACACTACTAATACTCAAGGATTTTTGACTTCTACTATAGAGGCTGGCTCCATGCCGTTGAGAATGGTAAATCCTCGACTAGTTTATTTGATGAGAAATTTAAGACAGCTATTGATTGTGTCTAACAAGACGTTCGATCCTGGAGGTTGTATAGCAGACTTAAAAGCCAAAGCCGAAGCGGCGAAAACAGCAAGTAAGCTTATAACAGACGCCTCAACAGCCGATATTGAAGACCTGGCTGCCGCTCCCGATGATGATTCTACAAAACTGATCGAGCAAAGCCAGAATCAGGCCCCACCAGGGCCAATAGAATTCGCTAAAAAGTATCTGGAATGGCCCAGAGTGTCTTCCGGGGGTTATAACATTCCCCAAGTCAGTATTTTGATGAACTCCCCCCTAACAAGTGATCCTCAAGAATATCGAGGAGTTCAAGCCTCTTTAGCCGAGAATTTATCAAACGAAGAGAAGCTTAAGCTCATCGACGCGGCACGAAATGAATACTCTAAACGATCTGTGCCGGAAATAATAGAAGAGGTAATGACCCCCAATGGGATGGAACTGAGAAGGCGAACAACGTCGCCTCAATTTCTCGGCGCCTCAGCTTTTATTAACGAAGAAAATAAGTATGAATTTAGTTATGATGTCGACAAGTTAGTGGCCAAACGAAATAGATCTTTTGGAGACCAGATTGGCGATGAGCTTTTTAGAATTCAGCCGAGAGCCCCTGCTAAAATTCGAGATATCGACGACGCTTATCGATTCTTCTTGGCTAAATTGGACCTCGCGGCCATCGCCCGAGAAGCAATGAAATGTACTTTTTTAAAGTATTCATTAGATGACCTTATTGAGATGATGTGTGACGAGTTGTTAGAAAAGTTTTTTGGTATCTTCGGTGCCGATCCTGACGAATTCGTAAAAACCCTCAACAAGATCAAGGCTCGACAATATAAGGCCGGCCCACTAGATCTAACATATCAGGTTCAACAAATCTTCGAGGATCTAGAAGCTCAGTTCGTGGCGTGGTCTCAGGCACAAACTGTCCAATTTAGTGAAAATATTTTTGGTGAAGTCTCGGACTCAACTGATTCGAGTAAGCCTCCCCCCGCGGGCTCCCCCTCCTTTTATGCCTCTATATCCGATGGACTCGACAAGGACACTAAAAGAATGCTGTGTGAGCTTTTGATCGGAGGGGCAATGGGGATCATTAATTTACTGGTTATGTTGTGGAAAAAGATGTCGGATGATGATGTCGACACTAATAAACCGGGAGGAGAGCTTAAATTTAAAGAATGTGAATTCCCATTTAGTTTAGATCTCCCAGACAGACTTCCTCACTGGAGCAAGATCTTACAAACGATCATCACTCAGGTCGAAAAATTAGCTCAAGATTATGTAGAGCAATTTGTTATTGTTCCTCTGAGGACGGCATTGAAGAAGTTGCTTGATTGTAGTGACGACAGCCCCCCAGCTAAAGTGGGAGATTTTTTGCAAGAGCCATCGTTAGACGGCCTTTTCGCCGCTCTCGACACGCCATCGTCGTTACGAAGTCTTTTAAAATCTTATATCCGGGATGTTATTTCTAGACTCACTGTGGCCGACACCTGTTCGTTACTCAAGGGAGAACCCTCGGACCAGACCATAGGCGTGTGTGCTATGGTTTTGAACGAACCTAAGTACGACGTCGCCCAACTACAAACTATGCTCCGGACAAAGACTCACAAGATTAGTTTTTTTGAGAGCTTAGGAAAATCCGCCGATTTTGAGATCTGTGACGCTATAGCGGAGTTTCAAAACACAGATATGTGTAACGAAGGATTAACCCCTCTGCAGTTACGAATGAGATCAATTTTATCCGCCGTAGGCTTTACCCCCGAAGAAGTCGACTATCAGATGGAATTGGATGTGAAAACCGACAAGGAAGATCTCAAACAACTTCTGACTTCTTTTTTTGGCGCCCCAGAAGAAGTGATAACTTCGTCTCAAATAGAGGACATTGTTGCTAGTTCTGAAGCGATTAAAAAAGTTAACGACAAGGCTCTTGGACTTGTGTTGAATCCCCTGGATGTCAATATGGTAAACTATGACTTTGACAACTTTAAAGAGCAATATGCTAAAATACTCCTAACAGAAAAAGTAAAACAACTTCAACAGGATGAAAAGACTGACGAACTCGCAACTCTCAACACCAATGTGAACAACAACGGTATACAATATGTGGTCAAAGATGATCAACTAATAGGCCTACTGGATAAAACAAAAATAAACAACCCAGCCACCGACCCCCTTATCGAACAAACAAACAACCATGTGAGGCTTGGTGATTTTGTTTATCACGAAATAAACTTATTTGGGGATCCGGACGTGGCAACATCTGAACTATTAAACCTTTCTCCCCTCTCATCAGATATTTCTCAATATTATTCGAATGATCTTCAGACAACTCCTCCTCACATAACTTCTTATTTGACCTCGACCTTATCCACCTCCCCATCATTAAGCTGGGTTCTCAATACATGTAGTGCTAATCTGAAGCAGAAAGCCTATGAATTAGCCACAACAGAAGATAAGCTCAAGCCTACCGCTACGACCCAGGGAGTCACCAGGCTCCCCTATTCAGAATGGTTACTAAATATCGAGGAACTTAAGAGGGTAATATCCACCCTGGCCAGCCAGAATTTTCGAGAACTTCCAGAGGGGGAAAATACACCCCCCACTCACCTATATGATGCTGTTTTTGAAGGAATTGTCGTTATTTACACTAGACTTTTCCTAGCGGAGCTAATGATGAGCGCGCCATATATTTTTCAGTCGTCTTCGCCAGAAGGCATCCTGGATACAGCCATGGTGAGACAATACATAAAAGAAGTAATGTATCCGGGCCTCGGAGATGAATTTGAGCGTCTTGAAAACCAACTAGATGTCATATCGTCAACATATTTGGTAGAGAAGTCCGATATGAACGTGAACTACAAAGCTAGTTTGTCTCAGTTAAATAAATTGGCCGCCGAATTTTTTAATAAGATTGAGAGTGGGCCGTGTGTGGTCGACAACACTAACGCCGAGGCAATTCCCTTAACATTTAGATCTTCCTCCGACTTTTTTGATTATGTGGATGTAGGGGATACTTTACTATTTTCCGACACCTTAACTAAAAATAATCAACAATTTATTTTTGAAAAATACGCTTCGTTTGATAGAATTAAACCGGGCCTCTTAAGTGGCGGTCAGGTTAATAAGTTAAGAAGCCTTGGAATATTAGGGCTTGCTGGATATCCTGAAAATCCAATTCCCTCCCGTAAACAAATAATAAGTGAAAAAGATCTTTTTTCTATTTTTCAAGTCATTTATGACGAGACAGATTTACCAACTCAGCCCAGAAACCTCATCCCATTGGGATTTTATGTAGAAGATGACAAAGATGCCCAATGGAGGCTTTCTAATGAAGGAGGAGAAAAAAACGCTTCCCAACTTTACTATTCCCCAAATTTCCAGTCTTATAAAATGATGTACGGCCTCATGGCTGAAAAATATTTTAGGACTCTTATTTTACAATTTGGAAATGGATTAGTCGACCCCAAACCAGAACCAAGCGTTGATGGTGCCAAGGCATGGCCCTCTTCGTGGTTTGAGATAGGGGAGAAGTATTCACAAGAGAAAGAGGATTTGGAGGCTATATTAGAATGGATAGCACTTACAATTCCAAATTGGTATAGCCCCGATCTTTCACAAAGTGAGAAAGATTATATACAAGAACAACTGGACGCTCGAAATCCCAATTTTTTAGAGTTCGTAGGCTATGATGATGTTACGTCATTCACTTACTCCAACGCCAAGACCTCGGTGCTGGGGTGGAGCGGGGACGGTGACACCAAAGTGTGGGACCAGGATCCCGGCAAGGCCATAAAAGCCCTGGCAGAAGCGACAGTCGACTGGATAAGCCCAGCTTCTTATTCCAACTATAGCTACACCAGAGCACTCGTAGGCTGGATATGGGAAAGGATAATAAATGTAGAACTCCCTCAAATAGAGCCCACGGTAGAGACGAGCATGGCAATACAGAACCTGTTTTTGAATATAGAGCGTGAGTTTTTCCCTCAGAGCAACCCGGAAATTAATTCGATTAAAAAGAAACTTCTTAAGGATGTAGACGTTGAATGGAGCGACGACGGCACTACAAATAAGACATTTAAAAAATATTATAACGAGGCTTATTTCACTCACTCCGAGTTTGGTGGAAATCGTGAAGTTGAAGAGGTAGAACTATATAAAATGTTTTTCCCTTATTATTATCGACTGCATCCGATAACGCCCGAAGGCGCCTATGTTGGGAAAAGAGGGGTGTTTAAAACTCCGAGCTGGGTTGATGATGCCGATCTGGTGTTGGAAGGCAACATTAGTCAGGGCGACGGCGGCTTCGATCCTGAAATAGCGATGACTACAAATCCGGTTTTTGTAAGAGACTTTACTTATAACCATTTTAATGGACTTATTGACAGCGGTGGGGACCTTCGACCGGCGGATATATCCAAACGAGGAAGTTTGCTTCCCCAAGTACGAAGAGCGCCAGGGTGCCCAGGGCGAATGGTGGGCAAGTTCATGTTTACTGAGACCTTCCCAGCTGGCTCACGATACTTAGAGGGGGAGCAAAATGAAATTAAGCATGTCTATACGGGAGCTAATGAATCTTGTGAGTTGCTGACGAAGGACACGTTTATAGAAAAATTTAATTCTTATCGAGACAGCGTTAACGATATATATACACAACTGGCCGATGCTGCAGCCGATCCTCTTTTGCCCTTTATCGGATCTGGCGGCACAAACACAGGTGCGGCGAATTTGGAATCAATGGGAATTCCAAGGAGTATTATAAGGTTGGAAAAACTCACAGATTCCGATTCTTTCAAAGCAGTAGACGACGAAGGAAAGGAATACGAGTTATTTTTTAAAAGAATCAACATTCGAGTCCCAACCAGAGTTTATACCATTAGCGGAGCAGAAGACGATGACTTTTGGACATCCACCGAGTTTCACACCGTTAAAGGAGGGGTTAGTTACGAGGATGACGGCCCAACCATGACCTTCATTGATACAAAGATGATTCCCGTAGTGAGGGTATTTTTAGTAGAGGAGCCCGCTCAAAGCCATATTAGAGAAATCAATTACCCTACAGATACCAATTTTTACACCACCAAATTTGAACTGAAAAGCAGTTCACCGGGGATCACTTCTGACACGAGAATTTGTGACATTTTTGAGAACTTTCAGTATGGACTTAGATTATCTTTTCCACTGGTCCCTTCCGACGAACTGGACGATGAGAATCTTCTATTACAGTCATCAAAAAAGATGCTCGAAACCTTTAACAGTATTATAGAGATAACGTCGCCTACCGAATTCTACTGGGAGAAAAAATATGGTAACTTTATGACCCCGATAAACTCAGAGCCAGTAACGATGTTTATCGATACGTTCAAGAACCCACAATTGAAAATTAACGGCGCCCTCCCCCCAAAACAGCTATCACCAGCCGCGTTGATCCCTATTACAACTTCTCAGTTAACTTTAGCGGACATCAAGAAGAATGAGAGTGGCCAATTTATAACCACCTCTCAAAAATTTAAAGATATATTTAAAAACTTTCCTATGCATGGTAGTGAAGAATTTAAAAGTGATATTCATCCTTTTTTACAATCTGAAAAATTATATGGTGAACCTATAGGGAATCATCTTTATTGTAAAATGCTTGAGGATCCCCATTTGAGACAGTTTTTTCGGTGTGGAATCAAGCTTCACAATTCCCTGGCGTTCGCCACACTTCAGACCCACATCCAACTTTTAGCTGCCTATCAGAGTTCTCAGAAGACAAAACCTTTTGAGATTACCAAAGATATGTTACAAAAAATTAGTGATTACATAATTACCAATAGAGACGGAGATGACATATAATGGCTTACGGCATATCAGTTCAATTACCACTTTCCTTAGATACAAACGATGGGGCATATACTCTCAACAAAACAATTAAAGAGAGTATTAAGCAAAATTTTAAAAATCTTATTCTGACTGCTCCCGGAGAGAGAATCATGGATCCGGCCTTTGGAGTGGGGATACGAAGGTTTTTGTTTGAGAATAGCGATGACTTTACCTCGGATGAGATCAAGTCTCGTATTGGTGAACAAGTGTCTATTTATCTGCCCTTTATTAGTATCATCAGTATTCAAATCGCCAATGCTCAGAACGCTTCCCCACTCTCTGATCTCGGCAGAAATGAGATAGTTGTCAGCATTGTCTATCATATAAAAGAGATAAGTAGTTCGGATACATTAGACATAAAATTTTGATTTAACTAATTATTTTGTGTTTTGGAGATAAATTAAGTCATGGCTAAAAAAGATGTGCCCATAAGATATACTAGTAGAGATTATAATAGTATTAGAAACGACCTATTGGACCACGTAAAAAGGTATTATGGGACGAGTTATAAGGATTTTAACGAAGCTACTTTTGGCTCGATGATGATAGACGCTGTAGCCTATATTGGCGACATCTTGTCGTTTTACACTGATTATCAGGCTAACGAATCTTTTTTCGATACAGCGAATGAATACGACAATGTAGTTAAGCAAGCGAGGCAGCTTGGTTACAAGTTTAATTATACCGCCGTCGCCACAGGCAAGGTAGATTTCTTCCTTTCTGTCCCCGCTAATAGCAATGGAATCGGTATTGATATATCTTATCTACCAGTTTTAAAAAAGGGGACTTTGGTTTCAGCCGGCAGCAATACCTACACGTTACTGGCCGACATTGACTTTTCTAACTTGGATATCGTTGATGTGGCGGTAGGGACGGTCAATTCAGACACAGGCGCCGTAGAAAACTATGCTGTTCGAGCGTCCGGAGATGTCATTTCCGGCGACCTACTTTTTACGAGCTATGAAGTAGGAAATTTTAGAAAGTTTCTTTCGGTTGATATTAATGATCCAAATGTGATAGAAGTTGTTTCGGTTTTAGACTCCGAGGGTCACGAATATATTCAAGTGGAAAATCTGGCTCAAAATGTAGTGTATAAGGCGATTAAAAGCCAAAGAAGCGATAAAAACTTGGCGCCGTATCTTCTGAAACCTTTCGTCGCCCCTCGACGGTTTGCTGTAGAGAGGTCTCGTTTTAAGACCACTTTACAGTTTGGCCATGGCTCGGATAGTGAGATAAAGTCTCCCGGAGTGGCAGATCCGAGTGACGTCATCCTAGACATATATGGAAAGGATTATGTCTCGGACCCATCTTTTGATCCAGCTAAGTTAAACGATTCCGATAAATTTGGAATTGCACCAGCAAACACCACTTTATCTATAGTCTATAGAGCCTCTTCCACGGAAAATATGAATGCCCCAGCCGGAGCGATCAATTCAGTTTCGAACGCTATTCTAGAGTTTGATGTAAACGAGACCCTTCAGGGCGCCAAAACTCAGGAAATTATATCTAGCATAGAGGCCTCGAACCCCGAAGCTCTCGTAGGCGATTCCACGTTGCCCACAATTGATGAGCTTAAGATGCTCGCTAAAAATCATTTTGCTGCCCAAAATAGAGCTGTAACAAAGCAAGATTATATAAGTTTAGCGTATTCAATGCCGAGCAAGTTTGGGTCTCTCAAACGAGTAAGCGTGGTACAAGATGTAGATTCTTTTAAACGAAACTTAAACATGTATTTGCTCGCCGAAGATCCATCGGGTAATTTAACCGCCCCTTCAGCAACCATAAAAGAGAACCTTCGAACATGGCTTAACAATTATAAAATGATAAACGATACCGTGGATCTGCTTGACGCTCAGATCGTCAATATTGGAATCAACTTCGCTCTCGTCGCAGAAAGAAATTATAATCCTACAGAACTACTTTTACAGTGCAAAAGTAGATTATCTGAGTTGTATGCTCAGAAATTTAACATTGGAGAGCCCCTTAATATCGCTCAAATTTATCAGGTGCTAAATCGTGTAGAGGGAGTGATTGATACCACAGATGTAACTATTATACAGAAGACCGGAACAGCGTATTCGGGTGTTAATTACAATATAGCGGAGCATTTGTCGACCGATGGTCGTCTGTTGTTGGTGCCTCATGATACCGTGTTGGAGATTAAATTCTTGTCGTCTGACGTAACGGGCCAAATTATTGGCCACACGTCGGATTCATCGCTACCGAGCGGAGGAACAACGTACTAATAATGAGTATTAAACGATACATAGCTGACGCTGACAACACAATTACGAACGCTTTTAAGGCAAGCCTTACCACTCGTGGAACAGGCTCTAATATGGGCGCTTCTGACGTTCTAGAGGTGTTCTCAATTTATGGACAAGTATCCAGTTCCGCACCGGTTGGTTACACTGAAGAACTGGCGAGAATCCTCATTCGATTTCCAATCGACGATATTGTGACAGATCGAACCAGTAAAAATATACCAGCGAGCGGAAATGTTTCTTTTTTCCTTAGAATGTACAATGCCAAGCACTCCTTTACACTGCCTACTGACATGAAGTTGGTTGTTACCCCTGTTAAACAATACTGGGAAGAGGGTTTCGGGCTAGACATGGAAGAATATACCGATCTAACATACGATGGTTCGGGGTCTAACTGGCTTAGAAGAGCTACATCTTCCGCAGGAACTCTGAGTTGGGATCGACTTGGTGGCGACTATTATGATCACGACAGTCTGGCAACGAGCTACACCGTAAACTTTGCCCATGGGTGGGAGGATATGGAAGTAGATATTTCCGGACTAGTTGAGCAATGGATTGCAACCAACGTCGCGGCAACTGCTACAATAACCATTACGGACTACACCGAACTCAACACGGGTGATAAGGTGAACTTGATTGCTACGGACGGCACTAACTACGACTTTACCAATGGTGATCAAAGTTCGGTCAATGGCACATGGGAATCCGCAACCTCAAACGATCAAACAGCGACCAATCTGATGAATGTCATCAACACTTCAAGTGGCCCAGCCGGAACCAGATTCACCGCTACGGTGGAAGGGGCCGTTGTTACGGTAACCCAGGCCACAGCGGGCGATGGTGGCAATACGACTGTTACTCTTACAGATTCTGGGACTGCTGGGATGTCTAAAACAAATTTTACTGGTGGCACCGGCAAAACCAATCATGGAATAATTATAAAGCTTACCGGATCACAGGAGGCATTTTCGGACACCGAGAGTTCAACCGCTGTTCTCCTTAACGACACGGGCTCTAAACGATCTTACTATACTAAAAGATTTTTCGCTCGAACAAGTGAATACTTTTTTAAGCGGCCTTGTATTGAAGCTCGCTTTGATGAGTCGATTAAAGATGATCGAGGAAATTTTTATTATAGTAGCTCGTTAGCCCCAAAGGATGATAACGTAAGTCATTTATATCTTTACAACTATGTGAGAGGTAAACTTACAGATATCCCAGGCATCTCTTCGGATTACAAGGGGGAAATTTATGTTTCTTTCTTCTCGGGGAATTTGGCCAACTCGGCAGCCACCGAGAAGGGAGGCCCCATTGAGTGTGTGGATACCACGGGGTTCGTAAACCAGCCGAATCCGTATGTCGTGACAGGCGGCTATGTTTCTACTGGAATTTATTCTGCTTCAGTATGCCTCACGGCAGCATCCGATCCTTTAACACGGATCTACGATGTCTGGTTCACGGGCAGCATCCAGGTCGGAAACCCGACTATGGACAATGCTATAATTTTTAAAACAGGCAGTTTTGTGCCCAATACTTTGAGCAGTTCTCCCATCTATGAGACTCCTCGTTACAGCACTAAAATTACGAACTTAAAGACAGTATATGGGAGCAATGAAACTCCCCGACTCAGAGCGTTTGTGAGAACCATCGGAGAGGACTACAATATTTACACCAGAGTTAACGCCGCGGCCAAAAATACCATTATTGAAGACGCTTGTTATAAGGTTTACAGATTGACTGACGACTTAACGGCAGTAAGCTATGGAACCGGCTCCTCTCCTGGTGTAACAGGGTCAAAAGAAGATTATACTCGTCTTTCTTTTGATGTTTCGGGAGGGTATTTCGACTTTGATATGTCCCTCCTTGAAAAGGGATATGGTTATGGCATTAAGTTCGCTTACTATAACGGAATAGAGTATTTAGAACAACCGGAGATTTTTAAATTTAGGATTGAAGATAAGTCATGAGTTTAAAAGATTTATTTAAGCAGGGAAATATTTCAAAGGTTCTCGTGGCTAAAAGTGCCGAAGAGATCGGAAAAGAAGCCGAATCTGAGAGATATGTGTGGTCGAGAAAAGAAGAAAGAAACCGACTCATCCCTCAGATTGACTTCTCCGACCCTAAAAACTTTGCTAAATTTGGATCAGCTGAAGAATATTATGTTCAGTCTATTAAAAGGATATACAGCACCTATCCTTATGATGGGTCTCGTTATGAAAAACAAGCCTGGGAAAACAGTTCTTCTTATTTAGATTTATATATTTTTGAGGAACTTTATCCACGAACCACAGGCCACGCCATCTTCTCCCCTGATAATGCTGGAAATGGGTGGGGAACTATCTCCAACACCATTGGCCAATATGACCTTTCCTCCGACCAAGAATACATCTTTTTTAAAGGTGGTCCTCATCCGAATCGAAATAGTTCAAAAATTAACGAAGCTTTCCCTAGTTTGGAGACTCGTCAATCGGGCAATGTTGGGGCCAATTTATTTGACCTAACGGAACATCGAGAATCTAACCTGAAGATTGGGGGAATCGACGGAAACACGATTGAGTTTTGGTTGAAGAAGCCGGAATTTCTTACAAGCGTTAACACCGTAGATCATGAGACTGTTTTCGATTGTTATACGACGAGTAGTATAACTTCGAGTTTAAATTACGGAAGACTGAGGGTTGAGCTATCAGGAACCTCGGTCGACAACTGGGGTCCTGCGGCCACGGCAACAATCACTATCTCGGATTATTCGGACGTTTCAAACACGGAAACTTTAGTTTTAGTAGATTTTGAGGGAACCAGCATAACTTTAACAGTTGACAATACTCAAGATAGAAGTCCTGGCGTGGCTAACAAGATCGGAATACAAGATGTGACCGATGATGAGAAATTGGCGCAAGCTATAGCTTTGGGCCTCAACGCCTCAACGACTAAAATTACCGCTGCCCCAACAGACGGCTCTAGTGACACTATCACTTTCACTCAGGGGTCTATCGGAGCAGTCGGAAATAGGGTCAACTCCACTACATTCGGCGCCGGATACGGACTGTTATCCGATTTTACGGGAGGAGAAAGCACATATACACCGTTTTTTGTGACATGTATGTCGGGCAACAACGGGTTTTGGAGAGTCCCGGTTGGGAATGTAACTACAAGTGATGTGGCCGATGGCAACTGGCACCACTACTCGATTGTTGTCGAGAACACAGGAGCATTAAGTTCTCGCCTAGAGGAGTTTCCCCCTGTTGATACGGAACAACTCTATGGAGGAGGCGCTCAGCCTGATATGAAGGCTATGAAAATCAGCTTTTATGTCGATGGCCGATTTAACGATAGCATTGTGACGGGCTCGACTGTAGATTACGTGTCCGGAGCCCTAGTAGCCACCGTTGGTTCACTGGTTGCTTCACCATCCGGAAGCCCTGGGGGAACAATCCAGGCCGCAGTCAAAGAAGATATGCAGACCATGAGAGGTTATGGAAAACTTTCAGGCTCCATAGACGAATTTCGATTTTGGAAAGAAGCTCGATCCGCTAGACAAGTCGGACTAAATTGGAAATCCCCAATTGGTGCCGGAACCAACTTGGATTTGGCCAACACCCAACTCGGGGTGTACTATAAATTCAACGAGGGAATAACCCAGACCTCAAGTGTAGACTCTACGGTTATCGACTATTCGGGTCGTGTAACAAACGGCTACTGGACAGGTTACGTGGAGGCTGCCCGTGCCACAGGTTCAGCAATTGTAGAATCTTCAGCGTCTGCAGAAGAATTTAAAGACCCAATTTTATACTCTTTCCACCCTAAAGTGGACAGCTTAGAATATCATAAAAAATATGAAGGTCGAGCTTATGACCTTAAGAATCCGGGAAACTTTTATAGAACGTTTCCAGAGTGGATTCTTTCTGAAGATTCGGACACGGGCGAAAATCTTTTAAAACTAACCCAGGTGATGTCCAGCTATTTTGACACCCTCTACTTGCAACTTAAACAACTTCCATCCATTAAAAATGTTCAATACTTAAGTTCAAGTGTGGGAGCCACCGGCAGCTATAAGCCTCTTCCTTTCATGGATCGAGTCTTGGAGTCTCAAGGTTTTTTGACAGCTGATATGTTCGCTGATGCATCAATCATCGAGCAATATATGGATAAGGACGACTATAAGAATTTTACAGAAAAATTATCAGATGTTAAAAATTTAATATATCAGAATATTCACAACAACCTTGTGAACATTTATAAGACCAAGGGAACCGAAAACGCTTTTAGAAACTTTATTCGATGCTTTGGTGTCGATGAGGATTTAATTCAATTAAACATTTATTCCAACAATGAAGAATATGAGATAAAACAAAATTATCGATATCGCTCAGAGCGTAAAAACTATATTGATTTCGGAACTTACGGAGATCACGAGGCAGTTGTATATCAATTTAAGTCAGGATCTCAAAGTTCCGGCTTCCTTTCTGCTTCCAAGACAGCATTCTCGGAATCAGGAATGTCCCAGACTTTTGAATGTGAGCTAATTGCCCCACCTCCTCCAAACCCAACGGTCCAGGGAGCTTCTTTATATCCATATGTAACCTCCTCAGTTTTTGGAGTTCAACAGGTTAACTACCTTGCCAACGGCACAGTGGACGAAGATGACACTAGTTGGGAATTGGGGCGAGTACAGGACGATTATGCCAATTTTCAGGTTTATGTTGTTCGCCCAGGGGTGGGATCTACAACTGGTAAATTTGTTTTAACTGGCTCAAATGCCAGCGGAATTACAGCCCTCAGCAGCAGTTATTATGTAGATTTGTATGATGATCGAAAATGGAATCTGGGAGTAAGAATTGTACCAAAGGCCAGCCCGTGGATGGATACAGTGTCTGGCAGTTCGCCCCAAGGGGACGAGGATGGCCTTGGGTATCGAGTAGAGTTTTACGGGGTAAATTACGACGCTAATACAATCCGAGATAGTTTTTATAAGACAGCAGATTTCTCCCCAGAAGCATCATCGGCTGACGCGAATGATGCCCGAGGAGATAAGTTCTTACAAAACGGCAAGCGAATGTATATCGGAGCCTTAAGGACTAACTTTACCGGAGCAGTAGTTCAACGAACAGATCTTAAAATCTCTTCGACAAGAGCCTGGATGGGAAATATTTCCAATGAAGTTATTAACGCCCATGCTATTGATGCCTCTAACATCGGAACTCTACGCCCTTATGAGAGTGCTTATTTGTTTGAAAACAGTGCCTCTTACGCTCCCCACAAGCTACGCCCGATGTCAAAAACAAATCAAGGAAGCAACCAGTATGTCCCAAATATCGCCACCTTAGCTCTTAACTGGGACTTTAAAACGCTTACTGGCTCTTCAGGAGGCGGAACATTCTCAGTGTTGGATGCGTCATCGGGGTCTACAGCAGATATCGGTCGTTATGGTTGGTTAGGAAATATTCTAGAAATGCAACACCCAGGAAAGGGAAGCTTTTTCCGAGACAGCCAAATCAATGTGGTCGACACAAATTATATAAATTCGGCCAAGCAAATGGATCCGGAATCTATTAACAGCCTAGATATGATTAAATCTCTGAGTAGAGATGACACCCATTTCACGAGAGAGAGTCGCCCAATAAATTACTATTTTATGCTCGAAAAGAGTATGTATCGGACCATCACTGAACAGATGTTGAACTACTTTGGAACAATCAAAGATTTCAATGACCTAATCGGAAGCCCCGTTTACAAATATAGGCACGACTACAAGCCGATGGAAAAACTTCGTCACCTTTTCTTTGAGAAGGTGGGGAACATCCCGGACTTAGACAAGTATATTGAGTACTACAGATGGCTGGATTCCGCCATTGGTGACATGGCAGAGCAACTTTATCCCGCCTCCGCGGACCATACTCAGGGCCTGAAGACGGTAGTGGAGAGTCATGTTTTAGAAAGAAACAAATATCAATACAAATATCCATCCATTGAACGAGGAAGGGATTACGATAAGATCGGAGAAGGGGAATCCCAAGTCCGACTTGCCGATGGACAAGCAATGAGAGAGACAGTGGGCAACTGGTTTACTTTTGGATATCCCATAAAGTTAAATCCTCTTGACTTGGCCTCGTCCTTCAACTGGTGGAACGCAAGAGCAGAAAGAGACAAAACACCTGAGATTACTTCTGGGGTTACCAGCGTGGACGAGTTGAGAGAAGTATATAGAAAAATTATCTACAATCCGAAGACTTTGGCTTTAGGAGCATACAATTACAGAAGAGGGACAAAGACTAATTTAAATGATATCTACAATCCCCCCTCAGCTAAGTCCGGACCATCTAGAGCATATCCCCACACTTTGCTGACTCATGGTCTCACCAACGGAGCCAACTCGTTTAGGGACAGCAGTTCCGACCTTATTAAACCAGACCTTCAAATTGAGGCAGGATCCGTCCCGGATCTGAGATACAATCAGTCTCCGGATGTTCAACCAAGCCCGCTTCATGACGTTGATGTTAATCTTGACAGGTTCCCTAAAATTAAAATTGAGCCCAAAATAAATATATTAGATGAGGAACGAGGAGAACGAAATCAAATTAAAACGATGGAAGGGCTCCCTTCGTTATACAGTAGTAGTCTGGGCCTTCGGTTTACCAACATTCAACAAGATGTCTCTCACGGCGCTGAAGTCCCCCTCCAAGGCCCCTTTGTCAGAAAATATGTTGGAGGATATGAAAGCCGAAACGTGCCCATCAGCACAGCTTCTCAGGGACCAGAGGACCGAGTAGAAAGGTTCAGGATATCTGGACCTGCCTCGAATCTAGTTGGGGGCTCGGCGACAGATGTCTACATTTATCCCCCAACCAAAACAAACGCTGGTGTGGAGAATTTACATCTTCCCCGAGCTGATATTAATCGAGGAACTCGACGACCTTACAATATTCGTAATATTCAACAACTAACAGCCTCTGCTTTACAAACATCAACGGTTCTGGGAAATTACGAAGAGAACTACCAGATTGTCATGACGTCAGGTCGAAGTATTAATGATCCTTGGTTTGCCAGAAACTCTGGCAGTATTGGAAGCACCACTCCTGAGATGCCATTTTTAACTGGAACGTTGAATTACGAAATACCAACGAGAACAACAACTAAATCAATTATAGTAGAGCGATTCTCCAGCCCAGGAGGATTTGAAGTTCAATCGCTTGGTTATCTGGATCCTCAAGCCGAAGAGAAGTCGGTATACAACGCACTGCCCTTCAAGAATCGAATGGTCCTAAACGGATCAGGTAGTAAAGATTGGACCACCACCGAAGACAACGACCGGACCCATTTAGGAATTTACACAGATATTCATTCGGCCTCTGGTGATGGTTATAATTTGCTGTCTAGTCGTCATTGTGGCAAGTTTGGAATCGATAGCATTTACGGCACAATCAGGGCGAATGATTACGACACCGTTCCATCATATCAGAATGTTCCGAGAAACACCCTCCATACTATCAAATATAGCAACACGGCGTTCAGTGATGCTCTCGGAGAATATGATCCACTGAATTACATTACTGCTTCCATTTATAACAACCTTTTCTACAATGCTCCAATCCCCCAGAGCGAACTTCAATATGCCTGGATTAGTGCTTCCTTAGAAAGCGCTTCGGTTCACCCCTTGGTGGGATATACTTCGAACGGAAGGATGTTTAATGGATTAGTTTCTGGATCCAATGGGTTTGAGGATCCCATTCATTTTTACAAAGGTGAAGAAGCGTCTTCTTATTATAGCGGATACCCAGCTGACTTAGTTGGTCTAAATACTTTGGTGGTTGACACCATTTTAACAGCGAGCAATCTTATTTCTGCTTCAACAACAGAGGATTATAGAAATACAGCATTTGCCACCGTAACCGATGGACAACAATTCATGGTGTTGATGAATCATCGTAATGGAGGACTCCAAGCTCCAAGCTGGAAATTGACCTTTAAATCTTCTAATCCCCTGGTGAGAAAGCAGCGAGAGAATAACTTAATTAATGTTCTGGAATACAAGACGCTTCCTAAACCCTATAAAGGGGACACCACAACTAATTTGAATTTAGATAATTTAAATCAAATACCACAGACAAAAGTGGTCCGCCAATACATCGTCCCGCCCCCAACCAGCAAGTTTAAACCGCTAACGCTGACTCTTGTGGATAAAGACAGCGCCGGCCCGGAGATGATTGTAAAAACCACTTATTCTAATAATTTTGATTTTATGACAACCCCTGAAATCGATTTGAAACTTGGCCTGAGTCAAACTAACCAACAACAGTTTGATATAATAAAAAATTCAGGCGATCTTTCAATTTGTAAATTGGTTTATCCAGAAACGGTTTATCCCAAAGAGCAGTACACCTATCTGGCAAAAGTACGAGGTCGAATCTCGTATGCTGAAGCCAGCGGAAGTACGGACTTTAATCGACAACTAGGGACTCAAAGGACTTTCTGGAGAGATACTCCAAAAAATCGAAGACGTAGTAGCGACCATAAGGCCGTTAATTCACAAGGAATTCTCCTTTATCAAGGAGTTGGATCAGCTTCTGTAGATCAATATTCCGGACAGCTTTATAATCAATTCCGGGAATATTCGTGTGCCCTGTCTGTTTGGCCTCTTGATGCTGGCTATTTAAGTAACTCTTACGGTGAAGATTTTGCCAACTATTGGTATGACCCCGCGGGCGGAGACACTCTTGCCCTAGAACCCCCTCAAGGGGCCTGGTATGATGAGCCCAATGGGGAACTTTTGACACCCACCATCAACCAGCTTTTGGCAGCAGTTTCACAAGAAGAATTTCCAAGCGTGGACGATGACTATGACTGGAGAGGTCCGGTCACGGCATCCCAACAGCTTCTTTACCCCAATAAATGGACATCCAATCTTTCGGAATCTGATGGAACAGTGGGAAGTAATCGGGGATATGACCAGCGCTATTTAACTTACAATTTTTATCGAGCAGACTCACAATCCGGTAACCGACCGTGGTTTGACTCATACGACGAATTTGCTTCGGACATTAGAGTTATGGCTCAGGGCCACACTGTCTTGCCAGAATTTAGAATATCCGAACACATGGAATATTATATTGACAACGGTTTTGACTTTAACAACAAATTCTTGACTCTGGCAGGAGCCGATATATCAGCCAGTGCCAATACTGCTACTTCTAGCTATAATGAAGACTTCTTTAAGATATATTCTCATTCCGACTTTATGAAACATTTCGCAACTCTTGATACTGTAGACAATAAGCTTTCGAGAATTACACTACAGTGCCATGGGATCAAAAAGCTGCTTCCATATAATGGATTTTATCCGGCGCTCCGAACCACTCAACTAGGAAGCATGTTTTCCCAATCTTTTGGTCCGTATATTTCAGGCTCTACAGCATCCCAAACAGGCTCTTATGACGGGGAACGAATGAAATCTATTCTCCAACCCTTCTTTGCTCCTGGGATCATGTATAATACAATTAAATCCGGTCTCGCTGTCGACTTCCCCGTTTATACTGGATCTATAGAGGGGGGAAGTTCATACCTGGGTCGTTTCAGGAGGAAGAGTGTGGCAGAAGGCTCTTTCTATAACTATAGAATGCCCTTTGAGGCAATTGTGGAGCCACAAAGATATCTCCCGGTGGACAACCCAACGGATTCTACGGACGCTGCCATTTCGTTCCTCTATAATTGGACCGGCAGCACGGGAGTCAATCCCCCCATTTTCCCCGAACAAATATATGGATCCTGGACAGGAGAATCTGATTACAACTACAATTTGGCCATGAATAATTTCCTGGCGGAAGTTCCTAAATTTTTCTTGAAAGACGGGAGCTTCACCACATTTTCTTCAAAACCAGAAAATCAGTTTAAAACAATGAAATCCGGATCGACCTATTATATGGATGTCGTATTGGCTAAAACTTCTAAAATGATAATGGCCCAAGGGCTGGGCAACGTCCCACTTTTAGAGGTTACAGCGAGCACCGACAGCAGCAAGGGTCTCGTAGGTAATGATTTCCATGGACAAATCTTTGGGCCAGCCTGTGAATACTTTAGAACAGCTGATAATGTTCCTCATCCCAATTATAGTCCATCCCAAGGTGCGTATTATGCCGACACTATCTGTATGGCAGATCCCGGATTTGCCCCCCACACTCCTCCTTATTTTTACGGGGATGCCATAGCTAGAGTTTCTTTCACGCCAGAGAATCACGTAGTTCTTTTGGAGGGGGAAAGTAAGTTCTTCACTTTAGACGAAATCTTGGCCGGGTGTAAAATTGATACGATTTATACATCGAGCTATACTGAAAAGACTAATTGGCTACAGTTTGCCATAAACAATAATTATCCGGCAGGGCTGTCTCAAATGAGGCTCTCGTCTTCTGTCAATCTGTTTGGAAAAAGTAGTATTAAAAAAGTGACTTATCAAACAGATGCCCAAGAAGAGGGCAAGTTTGTACCAGCCGCTGCCGAGGACCCAACAGACTCTTCATTCGACTTGTGGACTATTAGTCCAAAATTTGAGTGTCCCGTTATTAACGTTTCTTCATCCACAGCTTCAGGCTCAGCTTATTCAACTTTGAAAGAAGCCTCATTCGGTTATCAAACCGGAGATAGTGATGATATATCCAATAAACAAAGTCAATTTGGAGATATCACCTCAGTTAAGTCCGTTTGGGGTCAATACGGCAACCCACCTAGTGGCTCAGAGGGGATATTCCTCAAGATTAAGGAGAGCTATCCGGATGTCCTAGAAGATCCATCTTCTGGAGCACAGACTACGGGCTCGCTTATTGATATCTGTGGGTTCCAAGAAAGTACGAAAAGAGTCGGCGAGTTCTCTGCAGAAAAAACAATCTCTGAGGCAGTTGTGGCGATTCCCTTTGTTCAAAAAGCCGGGAAAAGAAAGTTCTTCCCTGTCTTGAAAACTCAGGTTAAATATGTGCTGGGAACGGCGACAAAGGGGGAGACTACAAAGTTAACCAACAATGGGAAATTACCAGGAGAATCTATTACAAACATGGTGACGGCCTTACAGAAATATGTATTACCTCCCCACCTTGATTTCATTAACAATAAGTCAGTTCAGCCTTATGTCGCTTATGTTTTTGAATTCGAACACAAATTGAACAGAGACGATT